AATTCACCATTATATAATTCTATGTCTTGTGAACTAGAATAAGAAGCCTCACCTAAAGGAGTTATTACAAACCCTGACCAATTAGTAGAACCTGATATTGCACCACCATCACTACCTGTAATAGTTAACATATCAATAGACTGAGAATAGTCATTGAAACTCATACTAGGCTCATGACGAGCGTACTTATTTCTCTCATACAAGTGAGACTTAACTATAATACCAGTAGATACGTTTGCTCTAGCAGGTACAAAATCTTTAATCACTTTAAATAGAGAGTTATTATAGAACTTCAATAATCTTACATATTCCCAAACACTATTAGGCTGAGTATACGTTGCAAAATATGCATTACTAGCGCTAACTAGTGGTTGATATGATGAAGAGTATTGATATCCAGGAGCTCCTATTAGTTGATTAATATCAAAATAACCTTGCGAGGCTGTAATATTTGTATTGATTACATCTGCTGGAGAGAACCCAACTTCTATATTTGTGCTATTTAGTCTATCGTTATTAGTGTAATATTGTAAAGTAGTATATGGAGACAGTAGAGATGAAGATAATTCTAAACTACCAGTAACTATACCAGTTGATCCTGTTGCTATACCTATTTTATAGTTATTTGTATTGATATCTAAAACACCATCAACTGAATTGATAGGGTTTCCTCCAAACTCACGAACAGTTAATATGCTTTCTGGTATACCATACGTAGCTATTAGAGCTTTAACACCTCTTTCTGTGCCTTTCGTCTTTAGTAGGTACGGTAAGTTGTGATAGAGTCTTTTATATAACTCATCTTGTATAGTGGCAGCAGGAAGTGTCGTTAAACTTGAAGTAACGTATCTAGTGATCATTTCAGACCCAGTAGGAGGTAGAAGTGATCCATCTTCATTGATACCAAATAATGTGTAATATAGGTTGTCTGATACGTTAGTATTTGTATATAACTGCATACCAAAGCCGCGTAATGCGTCTGAAACGAGGTCTAATGATATACCGGTATCAGGATTATTTGTTGCATTATATCTGTTAGATACATCTTTATAGTAGATCCAAATATTATCAAAGTGTTGACCAATCATGTCAACAAAAGTGATATAAGGTTGATTACTTGAATCGTCTAGTAAGTATTGAGGAATAACATTACGAAGAGTATCTTTATTAGTTGTGTCGTAGTAAGAAGCACTAAATAACAATGACTGTGTTGTAGCAGTAGGAACAGTAGTTGTACTTCCTAAAAAGTTAGCTGCTTGAGATGAAGATACGGAATACAAAACATACGGCTGAGTATTTGTACTTTTTGGCCAAGCCCAACTAGCAGAGTTAAAATATAAGAAATATTCATAAGGATCAAAATTCTTTATGATATTATCTATGTATAATTGCAAAGAACTAATGCTAGAAGACACTATTCCAGAACTACCAGCCCCTCCTACTATAGCTCTCTGTGTTGCTAAATCCGCACTACTAGATTCTATTAGTTGTAATTTATATACAAAATTTCTAACTCTTTCCTCAGCATTAGAGAAGTGAATAAAATTTGAAAAGTCACTATAATTTACATTAATATCAATAGACTTATCTTGGTAATAGCTTAATAGTTTTTGAAATGATGATGTAACAGGACTCGCTATTAAGTTATTATAGTTATAATAAGGTGTAGTTTGGCCATTCTTAGTATTAACATTAACATTATAGTTAGGTCCACGAAGACCGTTTATGTCTTGTTGTGGATCTACTTCTACTTGAATATCTACGTTAAAACTAACTGACTCAGCTACCTTATCTACTATCCATAGTTGAGATTTTATATCAAATTCTGTAGGAAGAGGTTCATAAAGTCTTATTAAAAGATATGTTCCTTCTTCATCTTCAGTTAATGCAACATTATTAGCAGTAAGTACTATGTTATTTCCAAAATTCAAATAGAATATTGGATAGTAGTTTTTAGTTGCAATGTAAGCTTGATATTGAGCAAACCCCTCTCTTATTACTGCATCTGATAATACTTGAGAAGCTAATTTTAATTCTTTTCTTGTTTGAGATATTTCTTTTATCCAATATTGAGTACCAAATTGAGAATTGAATAGCTTCTTATAAAAGTTATATTGAACAGTAAGATTTCCCCTATTATATCCTCTATTACGTAAATCTTTTTCTGGGTCTAATGTTAATGCAGAGTATGTATTGTTCTGAGGATTATTTAATAAAAAAGGATAGTAATCAAAAGCATCGTAATCAGAATCTATTAATGTATTTTGTTGGTCATATATAAACAACTCTATATAATCACCATCTGCACCAAAACTAGCATTTATAAAGTTAGATGTAACTAACTGCTGATCTAATGGAGTTAATTCTACAGGTTGTTTACCTTCACCAGAATATGTTATATTTACTAATTCCATTACATTAAGCTATTGATATCTGTAAATGATTGATTCAAATCTAATAATTGTTGACGAAGTGAGTTAATCTCTTCAATGAGTGCTTGTTTTTCTGCATCTATAACTGATCCTCCAATATACTGTTGACTTTGTTCAACAAGGTATGTGTGAGAATTAATAGAGCCAGATACTGGGATATCAAAAAATAGATCTTGATAATATTGAAAGAACTCATCTACAGTAATTTCAGGAGCTGTATCTACAACATCCGGGGTGAGTAATTCCTCAAAATTTGTATCAACAGCTTTGGTGTATGTGTTTATACCGTATATTTCTTTAACTAAATCTATATTTGCCATTATCTAACTACTTTAAAAATAAGATTATTGTCTACTTCAAAAGTTTCTCCGTCTGATAAAGTTGTTTTGATAAGTACTTTATAATATCTTTCTGGTTCTAGACCGTTCATATACATGTTAAAATAACTACTTGTTGCATCACAACTAATCTTTGTATACGAAGTGTCAAAATCTACTACCATATCCTCTGTCTTTACATCTTGTAAAGCCCAATATGATGTCTGAGGAAGTGCCTTATTTGTTGTATAAAAAGAAGATGTTGTAAATGTTCTTGTCGGATATTTGTCTCTGGCATTAATTCTAAATTTATATTTTTCAGTGCCATATTTGTCTATCATCCCACTTCATTTCAATTGTAGGAGGATATATAGTATGGGTATCTACAGAAAAAAAGCTTAAAGCAATATAACTACCTGAATTGTTTTCTATAGATTGCGGATGTTTAACAATAACTCCATAATTACCCGTTCCTAAAAACCAAGAAGTAGATATATTAGTGATGTCAACATTAATGTCTTTACTATCTTTATATCCAAATGATTGCGTAGCAAAATTTAATGTCCAAGAACCCCCTCCAGGAGTTAAATAATATTGAGGACTAGTCCAGTTATTAGCTGCAGTTGTAAAAGATCCTGTACTGTACCAACAAACACCGTTTCTTGTTTGTGGATTATCAGCTAATTTACCAGTTCCCATTGTCCAAGGATCAGAAACTTCTCTAATTTCTAAACTATAGCTAGTATTTAAATTTTCTGCGTTAGCTAAATAAAGTCTTAGATTAGTTTTCCATGAACCTGTTTGAAATGTTTTTATTTTTTCTATATCAGTATTACTAAATAATATAAGAGATCTTCTTAAATCATCTTGAAGAAGTGGTTCAGAAGGTACTGGATCAACAAAATAATTTAAAGGTTTACTATTATTCTTAACACTAACTTCTAATATCTCATCAAGACCTGTATTTCTAGCGGGTTGACTAGAATACAGTGAAGCATCAGCGGAAGCAAATATTTTATATACGGCCATTTTTCTACTTTTATAATGTTACGACTCTACCTTGTATGTCTTGGTTTAAATATTTAACTTCAAATATAGATGGGTCAAGCGATGGATAAATTACACCATTCAAAGTACCTGCTGTAATATCATAAGCATATTTAGAATATCCATTGGCTTCACCTGTCTTATTTATAATTCTTATGTCTTTTACAGTTTGAACTCCTTCAACTTGATCCAGTATTGTATAAACGTCACCTAAAATAATAGGCTCATTAATTTGCCAATTATCTATGTTAAAGAAGTCTTGAAGTGCTAATATACATCTTGCTACAACATCTTGACTAGTATAATTTGGTCTAATAACTATATCAAAGTTACACCCAATATTAATAATATAACCAGGTTTAATATTAACAGCATCAGTCAACATCCTATAGTCTTTCAAATATGTTTGAATGTTTTGTAGAATTGCTGGAGATGGTTGATCTAATTGATCTTGTGCATTTAGTCCTAGTACATATAAACTTATAGAAAGAGGATCTCTTTGGCCTGGATCCTGATTCATATAGTTTCTAAACGTAGCATCGTCTTTTGTTATATAAGCTTTGGCTACTTGACCATATTGAGGAGGCATAGACATTACTCTCGCAAGATAATCTTCTTGAGTAACAGCGCGAAGTTGAGTTGGATACTCAGCAGCGATATTAAATCTAAGCTGTTCTACAGAATCACCGTCACCGCCTCCTGCGGCAGGTTCTGGGTTATTTGTTACAATTGTATTTTGGTAAGTTGTATTTCCTGATACTGTATAAGAAACCAACTCAGTTAGTTGCCCTGTTAATATATTTGAAGAAGCTCCCCCGCCTACAAGATATTGAAAAGTTATAGAGGTATTTTTAGGAGCAAGACCGTAAGTTTCAGTGGTTACAAAATTAGTAGGGTCAAATGAACTAGAAAGTGTA